AACTTGTCAGCGGTGAGTTTGGACATTTTGCTCCTCCTTTTGTTAACCGGAAGAGTAGTATAGTCCTGTAGTTTACATTGTCAAGAAGAAATATCTAGTTCTTGACGATATAGATCAATAATTTTACTGTGGTTAGTAATGTTATTTCTCAGCATAGTGTATAGCTTTCTTTCAACCTCGCTGCCCTGTATATGTACTATAGTCATAGGGTTGTGTTGACCGGGCCTGTCTATGCGAGCATTGGCTTGCAAGTATGTCTCCACACTAGTTACTGGGGCATACCATATAATGGTGTTAGCAGCGGTAAGAGTAAGCCCATGCGAAGCCGCCTGCGGCTGAATGACTAACACTCTAGGGTCTGCGCTTTCTTGGAACTCTTTGATGACCGAACTTCTTTTGTTTAGAGAAACTTTACCCGAAATAATTTCCGTACTTATTTTCTGCTTCTCTAGGAAGCTATAGAGCAGCTCAATGGTGTGGGTAAAAGGAACAAACACTAATACTTTATGGGTAGACTCTTGAATTACTTCGAGAATAATCTTTAGCCGGTTGCTTACATCAAACTCTAAAACTTGTTTATCGTCGGTGTAAACTGCACCCCCAGATATTTGAAGCAGCTTATTAAGGTTAGTGGCGGCATTAACAGAGGTGACTTGCTCTCCGTCCGCCTCCATCGTCATTTGCTTCTTTAGTATTTCGTAATACTGAGCTTGCTGTTTTGTTAAAGGTGCTTCTCTTTCTACGTGAGTTACAGGAGGCAAGTCTAGGCATTGGTCTTTCTCGAACCGAATAGCCGGTTGCAAGGCGTCGTGAACTATTTTGTCTGCGTCTGCTTTCGGACGCCATATATACTGAGTAGCTTTATACATAACCTTGTCACGAAACTGCCCAAAATATTTAGGTACTTTTTCAGGGCTAACTAACTTTGCTAAACCGAACGCGTCTATAGGAGATTGTGCGGCGGGGGTTCCAGTTAGCATCCACAGCCACTCCACTCCAGCAGTTATAGCCTTTAAAGTTTTCCATCTGTTTGTTTGGGCATTCTTATAAGCACTGGCTTCGTCCACGACAATTATGTCGAACTTACCTTGCTTTATTTCTTCCTTAACAACCTCTACCCCATCGAAGTTTATAATCACAAACTCACAACCTTCGGCTATTATTTTGCGTCGAGTAGTGGAAGAGCCGTGAGCCACAGAACAACTCCGGTGCATTGCGAACTTAAACAAATCTTGTTGCCATGCAGACTTCATAATAGACAACGGGCATATAACTAAGACACGCTTTATCAAACCGAGCTTCATTAAGTAATCCGTGGCCCATATAACAGATGCAGTCTTGCCAGTGCCTTGCTCATTAAAACAAAAAGCTTTCTTATTAAGGGTGAGGAAAGCCGCTGTTTCTTTCTGGTGCGCAAAAGGAGTTAGCTTGCCTGTCCACAAGTAGTCTCTATTAATAGGAGACGGCACGTTTTTAGCTTTTAACTCGGTTAAAACTTGAGCTTCTTTTAACTGCCACTCGATAGCAACTTTGTACAAGCCGTCTTCTTCGCTTATAACTTTGTACTTATCTACTTTTTCTGCAATCAAATGGGGCTTGCGCGTTTTAAAAACTATAAGTTTGTCTTTTACTATTTTCATGCTTTACCTGAATTCTTTTTATTTTTCATAGCACCGGTACTAGTACGCGCGTAAGCTAAGTTGTCTTTAGCCTTCTTAATCGAAAGGTTACTAAGGTCCGCGCTTCCTCCTTGAGATAATGGCACTACGTGGTTAACGTGCTTGCCGTCTCCTTTAGAAACTTTACCTGCCGCTTCCATAAGCTTTCTACCCTTGTTACGAGCAGCACGCCTTTTCTTTTGCTCTGGCTTGCCTTGGTAGTTGTCGTACTCTTTCCTATAATTTCGCGTAGTCATAATTTAGTGCCTCTGCTCGCCTTTTCCAGAAAATTTAGAAACTTCTTCGTTATAAAGGTTAGTTAAAGAATGTAACCAATCTTGGAGTATATCTAACCGAATTATATCGGGGAGGTCAAAAATCTCTGCACTTAATTCAATCTCGCCCTCTTCAGAAGAGTGGTTATAAATTAACATTCCGTGTTCGGTTATAGATATTTCTTCTTCAAATTCATAAGCTTCTAAGTTTTCCATTTAGTTTCTCCTGTTATGAGGGCATTTACTTACGGGGCACCAAGCGCAAAGGGGAATAGTAACTGCGTTCCAAACATTGGACTCCTCCGCTATAGCTAGCCTATCTAAGTCTGGATGGAACCCAGCGAAGTAGGATTTAATAAATTCCCGCTTATGCTCTTTGCGTATAAAGTCGTTACTAACTACGTACAAAAGTGCGGACTTAATAGTTTGTACTTCGGGAAAATGTAGAAAGGTAGCAGCAGCAAGGGCGTCAAGTTGCGCAGTGTCTGCGTATTTAGCATTCTTACCTGTCTTGTAGTCCACAAGAAAAGCTTTATCCCCGTTTACTATTACTAAATCGGCTATCCCTCTCCACCAAACTTCTTTCTTTTTGTCGAAGAACGTACAAGGGCTGTACTCAGTACCGTCGTAAGAGACGCCAAACCTAAGCTCACAATGTTTGTCGCCTTCTATCTTTGCTAAAGAATTTAAAGAACCGGTTATGAAATCAAACTTCTTGGGTATAGGTACTCCGTCGCGTATGTATAACTCTGCCGCTTTATGTACTTCATTACCGTACCGTAACGCCTCAGTAGAAGAGTCTTTCACATCCTTCGCTACTTTTAGGTGGTAATACTTTTTAGGGCATTATTTAAAAGTACTTAAACTGCTGTAAGACCAAGTTGTCATAGTAACCCTTTATCCTTTAATATTTGGTAGTTCGCTGCGTGTGCGTCTTGTACTTCTGTTTTGCTTTGTCCGTGGTACGCCACCGCTAGGTGTTCAGTAACTAAAGCAGCGTTTATTGACGTTTTATCCGATATAAATATCACTCCCAAGAATCTTCCAAACTTACCTTTCTCTCTGGTTTGGAGTTTGTAGGTTTTTCCAACGTGGAGGGCGTCTTCGACAAACTCTTTTGCCAAGAGTCCGGCAGCTTTCTCTTCTGCATCTCGTGTGCGGCACTCTGGAGTATCAATACCATAAAGACGTATGCGCTCACCGCAACGCCAAATAGACCAACCCAAATCAACGTCCACGTCCACGGTGTCACCATCAACCACTCTCCTTATCGTACATTCATACTCGTACATTAATTAACTCCAATATAAAAAATATGCTTGTTAATCTTAGTAGTTATCTCACCGGTGTATGCCCACTGTGGAAACACCTTTGTACTATGGTAGTGGGTCGCGCCATCTGTAGTATCAGGTACGAATCCACTTAAGTGCGCAATGTACAGCGAGTTAAACCATGCCTGTTTGTTCTTCGGGTCGTCCGACTTACCGTCACAATAAAAACTAAACTGGCACTTGTTTCTTACAGGTACACCGTTCCAGTAGTACCCCTGCTTAACCACGTCACACGCATTGTCTGGGTAACGTGGGTCTTCAATTCTGTTATGTATCACATGCGCTACAGCAATCTGTCCTTCTGTAGGCTCACCCCGCGCTTCAAAGTACACTGCCATAGCAACGCACATCAAAGCGGGGGCAATCATTTACGCCCCTTGTAACCAACTTCAATATGGAAGTAATATTTTTGCATTCGGTGTTTAGGCATAACTTTAAACCGCTCCCCTTTGCGCCTTATGATATATACCTTCTGCTCGTTTTCCGCGCACCACTTAGCTTCTTCTAGCGCATCTGCAAGCGCATCAAACGTAATCATTAGTGAAGTTCCCCATCCTCAAACTCCTCAAGAATAGCTTCTAGCTTCTCTACCGCCTCTGCTGCACGTTGTACTAAGGCAACAAGTTCTTCGGCATCAGCGCCATCTACTTCTATTGTTATTTTCATTTGACGTTGTGTATCTCGATTAGTAGGTCGATGCAGTGCTTAGCTTTTTCTAAGTCCGACAAGGGTTGCCCCTTCAACTTCCACCTAGTTATATACTTAACCACGTTCCCTTCTAACAAAGACAGACCATTCTTCTCTGCATACTCGGCAGGTTGGATAGCCATGTTCTTATAGTGCGTCCCGCC